TTCAGGATAGAACTCAACAAGTCGGTTGACAAATGAACAAAAAAAAAGAGACAACCAAAGTGTATGTCCATGCCTACTGATAACCATTTACTATCATCGTCATTAGGAGTGTAAGGTTTAATTGTGTATAACTCACCTTGCTTCTTTACTACGGGTCTATAAAGTATATTCATTATCTTACTCCAATTCTTATCAATTGCAATAGTTTCATATTTGGTTATATCACAGAATGCACCATAAGTCATTTGGGATAAGTTAGGTTCAAATCCATACTCTATACCATCTACCTTAATTATTTTTTGCAAGGGTAATTCTGTATTAGCAAGAAACTTATCTAACTCTAATTTAATTTCTGCGTATGATTGCATATCTAATCCACTTACATACAACGGGTCTAATCCACATAGATGATATAGTATTAAAGCATTCACTGCTTCATCGTTATCTTTGTAGTTCTCCATTTGATTTTGTAATTCCAACCATTTCTTCAAACTTATATCTCCATAACTTGTTGGGATGTTAAGCGTTAGTTCCTGCACCATTCGTTAAATATTTTATCATGTTAGTTAATCTTATTACTTTCTTTTCTTCTAGTTCTAATTTAGTATTCATCATTATCATTTTTGCTCTCAAATCCTCATTTTGTTGTTGCAAATCCTTAGCGTAGAGTATTAGCTCTTTGATTTCACTCTCGTTCCATTGGTTTTGATTAGTATTTGTGCCTTCCAATTGATATTGCATATTTACCTGCTTGTATTTTCTTTTGATTTAATTGTTCCATACATACATAACGGATTGCATCTATTGCGTGGTTGGAGTAATCAACAGGTATGTTTTCAAAGTCACCATTCTTATTTACAGTCCATACATACTCACTAAACTCTCTTACAATATTAACTGATGATTTAAGTATATGCAGTTTGTGTTGATGCATTATGTCAATACCCATCTTAATACTATCCTTACCCTTCTTAACAGGCTTTATATTGAAACCTGCTCTATATATCTCCTCTATCAATCTACCTTCTGCACTATCACCCCATATTATATTTCTCTCTACATCTAATGATTTTAATTCTGCTACTATCTCACTTGTCACTAAACCTTTCTTATATAGCAATTCCTCAAAGTATAAGTTCTCTCTCCACTTATATACTGCAATCAATGTCGTAGGGTCAATACTAAAACCAAAGTCCATACCGAATGCAACAAATACTGCCTCATCAGGTATCTCCTCTACTAACTCTGCACTGAATATAGTTCCTACATTATTGCCTGGCAATCCTAATCCATATATCTTATAGTATTCAGGGTTAACATACTTTAATCTTTCAATCTCATCTATAATACTTTTCTCTAAAAATGGGTTGTCTAAGAAGGTTGAGATATATAAACTGCTTTCAGGGTGTGTTTGTATTTCGTTAAAGATATAGTGGTTAGTTCCAAACGATGGGTTATATGCAATAATAGTTTTAATACGAGTTCTAATAAATAACTGAAAGTAATCCTCTCTACTTAATTCATTACACTCATCTATAAACAAATAATCTCTTGCACTACCCTTTCTCTTTTCACTACTATCAATTGACATAAACTCTACCATACTGCCATTGTCAAATGTATATATGTGTTCAGTTGCAGACCAATTCTCATCAGACCATATGTTTAAGTCTTTAAGTATTGTTTGCCAGTCTCTCATAATAGATACACGCATAGATGGAAAAGACTTTCTTACTACTGATACTACTATGTTAGGTTCCATTAAACAATGCACTAATATCCATTGTAAAGCAGAATAACTTTTACTGCTTCTAGTTCCACCTTGCAGTATACAAATCTTTTTGCTATCCTCAATATCCCTATATGTCTTTGATGTGTTGATGTTTAGTTCCATCTAATATATTTAGGTTGATTGATTGTATCTTTGCATTCACTTCCATTGTGCCACTTATATCTATTGACCTCATCTTTGGCATTGCATACTCCATTAACTTCATTGACAACTCTAATGCTTTCTCTGGGTTTTTCTTTTTTAGTTCTTCTAAGTCTTGCTGTATTGTGGATAGTGTATTGTTTACTGCACGATTTATAGTTAGACGCATTTGTTCCGTTGTTCTATTGATTGCTCCCTTTGGTCTCCCATTAGCATTTATTCTTTTATCTCCTTTAACGAATGGCATATTGTATTATTATTGTATTTTACTATATTAAAAACACCTCTTACTTTATTTGTTAGTAAACACCTCCCATGCAATAGTTAATCCAATGGTGAGGATATATGCAATCAATAGGGTTATAATTTCTTTATCTCGTTTCATGTTATTTCTTCGTATCCATACATTCCAACTGTATTGCCATCTGCATCTACTATAATTAACATACCCGCTCTCTTATTACCTCTTAGGATAAGTTGTTTGTCTTTAATCCAACTCCAATCAAAGTTAAGATGCACATATTGATAATCTATATTAGTATTCATAGTAGTCATGATGGTTTGGATAATCTTTTTGAATACTTCTTCTACTCTTTGATTGTTTAGCTTGTAAGGTTTCCTTATCTCTTCTATCTAATATCCATTCCTTTATACCATTCTCCTCTATCTCTTTCAATTGTTTTTCATAGTGTGCAGTAATTGCATCTCTATTGCCAGTCTTATAATATTCTTTCCATGCTCTACTTAATTCACCATGTATTCTATTAAACCTAAGTCCTGCTGCATTAGTCTTTGTGTCAAACGGATACTTTGGTTTCTTTTCATACTTATCTCTTTTGATTTGTTCAACTATCTTTTGTTTTGCATTCACACATGCATTACATCTATATCTTGGTTTCATTGTATGGAATGATGCATTACATTCTTTACATACTCTTGTTTCACCATCTTTATGATTAAACTTTCTACTCCATAATCCTCCCATACTATAACTTACTTAAAAGGATTGTTTAATGTTGTTTCCATATACTTCCTTATCTTTTTAACTGAAAGGAATACCGTACTCTTACTTATCTTTATATCATTTGCTACTTCATCAAGAGTTTTGTCCGACATCCAATACAATTCAAATATCTTTGCAGGTGCCCACATCTTTGTTCCGGATAACTTTTGTAATTCATCCACTACTTCTTTATGTGCATTCTCTAATGTTTGGTCTAACTCTATATCATATTCATCAACAATATCTTCCGTTATGATTTCTTCTTGATATACTATTCTATTCAATTTTTTAGTTTTGTTTATCCATCTACTTTCTAAAAATCTATAACAATAATACATGTGATATGCACTACCCCAAAATATCTTTGGATTGCATTTCTTATGTAAGTATTCATATAAGTCAGAAACCAAATCCTCACTTTCCTCTTGTGACTTAGTTAGTTTCTTTGCATGTTTAACTAACCAACCATGTGACTCAATAAATAAATTACTTAATCTTTCTTCACATTCCAAACATAAACTGCCTGTTATCATTTTCCTTTAATATAATTGTTTAGAGTATCTACTGCCTCTTTCCAATACTTTGCTGCTGAACCACACATACAAGGTTGACTGCCATGGTTTCCTCCTACTTTATTATACATCCTCCAAATATAACCTGCTTGATTTTCAGGTATATGTGTAGTGATTGTATTTAATACTTCTCTTAACTCTTTGAATTCTTCTTCACTTAACATTACTTTACTTGTTTCAATTTAGGTAATTCAAGTGGTTTCATTTCAGGTTGGTTAGGTTGTCCTGGTTTAACAGGTCTGTCCAAGTCCATTAAATGTTCTATCTGTTTCCATGCAGGATGCATTGGTGACATACTAATACCTAACGATGCGATTATCATTATTAAATCATTGATGTCTTTTAACTTACTCCAATCAATAAAGTATAATGCATCTTTGTCTATTGGTTTGTCTAATGTAATTGTTGTTGTTTCCATATTCTATTTTGTTTTAAATAATTTTGTAAGTGTTTCGTTTCTATCCCATTGATGTATTAACGGATAAGGTTTATTAGTTATAGGATTATATACAACACCATCTCTAATGTCTAATTCTTCATTTAAAGTACCAACCTGCAGACATAAGTCATTTACAATTGTAACCTTATCTTTTATTAAATCGTTGTGAATAAGTAGGTTTAAAGATGATTGGTCGGTATAATGACGAACATCACCTGCTTGAGATACTAACCAGTTCAACATAAGTAATGATTTCACTCCTGTACCTTTACCTGCAATGATACCTACATTACCTATCTCTTTATTTTTAATCCATTCCCAATAGATGTTACCATACCCTTCATGTATGTTTTTTACATTCCATTCTTGTTGATGATATTGCAATCTTTCACTTGCAACAAATACTTCTGTCTTTTCCCACCATCCACTTAATCTATCTCCATAATAATATTTCTCCTCTAAATAGTCAGATGGATTAGTTTGGAATATTACATCTCTAACATCAGTTGTAAATACAAAACGATATCCTGTAATATGTGTTTCTAATATTTGCCACATATCAATCAATCTTTTCATATGAGGATGTCCATTAGTTTGTGCTTCATAACACATCCAATTGTTTTGATTTAAGTATTCCATTGTTTCAATCGGTAAGTCATAACATACCATTATCTTATCTCCTGTAAATCCACACTTATTTATTGATTGGACATACTCTACTATTTTATCTTTTGTGTAGTTTGCTACTGCACCTATTATTAAATCTTTCCTCATATTATAATTTAATACCATCTGGACATCCAAATAGTTCGTTAAGATAAATCTGTCTTTCTAAACATCCACATGATTGTTTGTTGAATACTTTAATTGCAATCCATCCTGCAATATCTTTTGCTCTACCTAAGAATACAATATCTAACACCGCAGATACTATATTCCCTACTTTAGCTATACAAATCATATACTAAATTGATTTTTGTTTG